ATGACTAAAAAATATGATGAATGGGGATTAACACCCCCCCATTATGGTTGTTTTAAATCTCACACTCAAGCCATTGCAGCTGCAATGTGTAAAAATAGTCCTACTATTATATGTGAAAATGATACTCATATCCCTAACATTGATTTAATGAATAAAAAAATTAAAATTGGAGCTGAGTATATGGTAAAAAATAAATATAAAATATTAAGATTTGAAACTCCTTCTCATAATAATGAAGAAAATAGAGGTTGCTATAAACAATTAACAAATGAATTATGGGAAAGTAATAGAATGATTGGAGCTTACTGTTATATGGTAAACCCTAATTTTAAAATTTGGTGGTTAGATACTATTTTAAATAAAGGATGGCATGCTTGGGATATATTTTTAAATTATATATTTACCACAGAACATATCCCAATGCTAAGTTTTAAAGAATATTTAACCGACTTCTATAGAGGAAGTTCAATTATTGACCCAGGATATAAATAAAAATTAAAAAAAACCATAATTAAAATGACAAAAGAATTATATACCATGTTAAAAACATCTGCAGAAGCAGATAAAGCCAAAGCATTATTATCACTTGAATTATTAGGAAATAAAGCAGTAGGTATTGGGGATCATTCAACTGAAGATTTTTACAAAAATGCTGAAGAAGCACTTATAAATCTAGTTGATGCTGATGATAGACTTGCAGTATTAAATATATACTTTTCAGATAGTAAAGAACAAATTAATGGGTGATACTATAACTAAATACCACGAAATAATGAGCGATAGAGAAATAATGGATGCTAAAAGACCAAAACCAACTCCCCATTTAAATTCAAGTCCCGTAGAGATATTTGAACATGAATACCCAGAACTATCAGATGAATTTAAAACCATACAAAAAGAAATGTATGAAATGTTTGCTCGTAAGCATTTAGACTACGGTTTAAATAACATAGCTTTAGGCGGAGATATCGTTAGTAACAGCGATGACAAGCAATTTTCATTAACTGGGTTATGTATTAGATTAACTGACAAAATATCACGTTTAAAAAATCTATTAATTAACGGTAGATCATTTGTTGAAGGTGAAGGTATGCAAGATACATTTATTGATATTGCTAATTATGGAATAATTGGTCTTTTAGTAGGTCGAGATAAATGGAAAAAATAAGTTATATTGGAAAAATATATCTCAATATTAGTTCCAAGTAGGAATAGACCAAAAAATGTTATAAGACTTTGTGATTCTTTATTTTCTAGATCTAAATTTCCTAACCATATAGAAGTTTTATTTTATTTTGATAATGATGATGATTATTTAGATGAATATCCTTCTTTACTAGAAAAATATAATCAAAAATATCCTTCATCTATTAAAATAGAAATAGGTCCCTCTTTAATATTAAGTGATTATCCAAATAAACTTTACAAACTAGCAACATCAGATATATTCCTTAATTTAGGGGATGATAATATATGCATTACAGATAATTGGGATGAAATTTTAATTAATAATATTAATGCCTGTCCTAATAAAATGAATTTTGTGTATTGGAATGATGGATTTTGGGGGGAAAAACTAGCAACACATCATTGCCTTCACCGAAATTATATAGAATGTTTAGGATACTTTTATCCCCCAATATTTGATTTTGGTGAAAGTGATAGGTGGATGACTGAAGTAGCTAAAAAATCTAATACTTCTCATTATATAGATAAAATACTTTTTGAACATTTACATTATAGTTTTAATAAAAGTGAATTTGATTCTACTTACCAAAAAAAAGAGGAATCTGATAAAGAATTAAATAATGTTTTACTTTACAGTAGAACTACACATTATAGAGAATTAGATATTAAAAAAGTTATAAATAAAAAAAATAATTTTGGCTAAAAAAATCCCAAAAATTATAAAGGAGATTAGAAATAATCCTCCAACACCCGTTAATTATGCATATCAAAAGAATATATCATATTCTCAGATGTCTATATTCAGAGGGTGTCCCCATAGGTGGAAATTACAGTATAAGGATAAAATTAAACGTTTTACTTCTTCAATTCATACTGTATTTGGAACTGCTATACATGAAGTAATGCAACATTATTTAGATGTAGCATATGATCAATCATTTTCAGTTGCTGATAGGGAGATTAATATGGAAGAATTTTTTCAAGAAAAATTTATAGGTGAATACCAAAATCAATATAAAAAAAATAATGACCAACATTTTTCCTCAGCTGAAGAGATGAGAGAATTTTATGAAGATGGAATGGGCATATTAAATTGGTTTAAGAAAAAAAGATCTAGATACTTTCAAAAACGAGGTTGGCACTTAGTTGGTTGTGAAATACCATTAGTAATAGCACCAAATAAAATGTATAATAATATATTATACGCGGGTTTCTTAGATGTTGTAATGTATCATGAACCAACAGAGACATTTAAAATAATAGATATTAAAACCAGTACTCGTGGATGGAGGGAACAAGATAAAAAAAATGAAGATAAACAATATCAATTACTCTTATACAAACAATACTTCTCAGAACAATATGGGATACCTTTAGATAAAATTGAAATTGAGTTTTTTATTGTTAAAAGAAAAGTAATGGATTGGGATGATGAAAAAATAATGTCACCTCATCAAGCATATAGAGTACAACAATTTAGTCCACCAAGTGGTAAAATTAAACTAGGACGAGCTAAAAAAGCAATAAATAGTTTTATAAATGAATGTTTTAATTCTAACGGAGATATAAAGGAATTAGAATATCCAAAATCTGTTTCAAAATGGAATTGTATGTTTTGTCCTTATAAAGAAGATAAAGAAAATTGTGGAGAAGGTATAATCTACTAATTTTTGTATATATGTATACCTAAATAATGTTATTAAAATAAAGACTATGAGCGTAAAAAAAGATATGACACTAACAAGTGTTAAAGTCAAAAGTGATTTATTTGAGAATTTTAAAATTGAATGTGTAAAAAGAAAATTTTCTTTTCAAAAACTTGCTGACCGCAGTTTATTTTTGTATCTTACGGATGAAGATTTTCGTAAATCAATCACAAATCAAACTAATCTCGAACTATAAATCTAAAAATAAATGAATAAAAGTTTTAAACATCTTCCTAAAGACAAAAGGAAGAAAATATTATTAATCTGTGATGATATTAGAGTCCATTCAGGGATAGCTACAGTAGCAAAACAAATAGTTTTAAAAACTTCTCACCATTTTAATTGGGTTAATATTGCAGGTGCTATTAAACACCCCGAAGTAGGAAAACGATTAGATTTATCCCAAAGTGTTAATTATTAAGTAGGAATTTCGGATAGTTCATTATTTTCATATCCTGTAAATGGATATGGAGATGCAAATATTATTAGAAAAGTTATGGAGTTAGAAAATCCTGATGCTATAATGTTAATTACTGATCCTAGATATTTTATTCATATTTTTAATATGGAAGTAGAACTTAGAAAAAAAGTACCAATTACTTATTTAAATATTTGGGACGATTATCCTGCACCCATGTACAATCAACCTTATTATAAAGCTTGTGATTTATTAATGGGTATATCAAAACAAACTGTTAATATTAATAAAATTGTATTAGGAGAAGAAGCTAAAAATAAAGTAATTAAGTACATACCCCATGGTTTAGATCATAATACATATAAACCATTAGATGAAAATGACCCCCAATTTATTGATTTTAAGAAAAACTTTTTTGGAAATGATATTCCTGAATTTGTTGTATTTTTTAATTCAAGAAATATTAGACGTAAAGCAATTCCAGATACAATGTTAGCTTTTAGGGCATTTTTAGATTCACTTCCTGAAGAAAAAGCTAATAAATGTAAATTAGTAATGCATACTGAAGCAGTTACTGATGCTGGTACTGATTTATATAAAGTAAATGAATATTTGTTTGGGGAAGATTATCCAAACGCCATTAAATTTTCTCACCATAAATTAAGTTTAGAAGAACTAAATTATTTATATAATATCGCAGATGTACAAGTGTTAATTACATCAAACGAAGGATGGGGATTAACTTTAACAGAAGCTATGCTTTCAGGAACCCCAATAATAGCAAATGTAACTGGTGGGATGCAAGACCAAATGAGATTTGTTGATGAAAATGGAGAATGGTTTGTACCAAGTTCTGATGTGCCTTCTAACCATAGGGGTACATATAAAAAACATGGTGAATGGGCATTTCCAGTTTATCCAACTTCTAGATCTATTCAAGGTTCTCCCCCAACACCTTACATTTATGATGATAGGTGTGCTTGGGAAGATGTAACTGAAAGGTTTAAAGAAGTTTATAATTTACCTAGTAAAGAAAGAAAATTATTAGGGTTAAAAGGAAGAGAATGGGCTATAAGTGATGAAGCAGGTTTTACAGCAGAACATCAAGGTAATAGAGTAATAGAGGCATTTAATACTTTATTTGATACTTGGAAACCTAGAGAAAAATATGATATTACTAACGCCACAGAATATAAAGGACACCATTTAAAACATAAAATTTATTATTAATGAATAAACCAGTTTTTGTAATTAGTTGTCCCTTTGATACCTATTCTGGGTACGGGGGAAGATCAAGAGATTTAGTTAAATCTATAATTGAATTAGATAAATATGATGTAAAATTATTATCCCAAAGATGGGGTAGTACTTCATGGGGGTTTTGTACAGATCACCCAGATTGGAGTTTTTTATTAAAACATCAAATTCCAAATATGACATCCCAACCTGATATTTGGATGCAAATTACAATACCAAATGAATTCCAACCTGTTGGAAAATATAATATTGGATGTACTGCTGGGATTGAAGCTACTGCTTGCAAACCTGAATGGATTAAGGGGTTAAATAGAATGAATTTAAATTTAGTTTCCTCTAATTTTGCAAAAGGGATGTTTGAAAGTATTTCTTTTGAAGAAAAAAATAAAAAAACAGGCCAAAAAATATCAGATATTGTTTTAGAAAAGCCTATAGAAGTAGTACTTGAAGGTGCTAATTTGGACATTTATAAAACAATCCAATTAAATAACATTAAAACAGTTAATCTTTCAGAAATTAAAGAATCTTTTTGTTATTTAGCTGTAGGACACTGGATGCAAGGAGAATATGGTCATGATAGAAAAAATATGGGGGTATTAGTTAAAAACTTCTTTGAAGCTTTTAAAGGATCTAAAAAACCTAAACCTGCTCTAATTTTAAAGTCATCAGCGGGAGTTGCTTCTTATATAAGTCGACAAACTATTTTAGATAAAATTAATAAGATTAGAAAAACAGTTAATTCAAATAATTTACCTAATGTATATCTAATCACTGGAGAGTTTAGTGATGTAGAAATGAATGAGTTATATAATAACCCTAAAATAAAAGCTATGGTATCTTATACTAAAGGAGAAGGATTTGGAAGGCCCCTATTAGAATTTAGTTTAACAGGTAAACCTGTTATAGCTTCAGGATGGTCAGGACATTTAGACTTTATAAAACCGGATATGAGTACTCTAGTAAATGGTAGCTTAGAAAATGTCCATTCTAGTGCTGCTAATGATTGGTTAATCCCAGAAGCTCAATGGTTTAAAATTGATGAAAATGATGGTATTAGACATTTAAAAGATTGTTTTAGAAAATATAAACATTACCTTAATAGAAGTAAACTTCAAAAAACATTTAGTAAGAAAAACTTTGGATATAAATCTATGAAAGAAAAAATAGAATTAATATGTAATAACTATATTCCAAATTTTCCTACTCAAATGAATTTAAATTTACCTAAAATGGATAAAATTTCTTTACCACAAAAACCAAAAAATTTATAATATGAATTTTGATGAATTAATAGTTTGTACACGCTGTGGATCAGATGCTTGTTATAAACAAGAAGTAACAAAAGATATTTCTATAGAACTTTGTTACGGATGTGGTTTTCAATCTAATTCTTTAATGAAAAAAGGAACAGAATTTTTTAATGAACAATTTGAATTACTGCCTGAATTATATAAATTATTAATGGATGAAGAAGAAGAAACTGGAAAAATTTGGATGCCCACCCACATTAATGTAAAAGATAAGGGAACAG